TAACGCTGCTACTGTGTCCGTACCAGCCGACGTTTCAACGATGTCAGTGGCAAAGTCAACAAGTGTGGACGTGCTTGCGTTACCGAAGCCGTTTACAGTCGTACGCGCAAATAGATCGGCCAGTACAGTGGCAGCATCCGTCCCAGAGGAGTTTTCAATGATGGGCGCGTTGAATACGCTTGGCGCTACCAGCACCGTCTCGGTAGCTGTAGCTGTAGCAAGGATTGTGTTTTGAAAAACAACTGACGCATCGACTACTGAAGATGCGGAGTCGTTTTCGATGATATAGCGTGTATAGACTACCCCGCCACTTAGCGCAGCGAGGGGCGTAGCGGATAGCGGGGAGTCACCAAACACCTGTAACCTATTAGGTTGCAGCCAGCTCGAATGTGTATGTCACGTTGAGCGTATCGCCAGACACCACAGAGCGGTCGCCGGGGGCTTCAAACTCAGATGCTGAGAACAACACACCAGATGTGCCAGAGGCAACGGTGCACAAGAACGCGCCAGACACCACATATGTACCCAACATAGCAAACTGTGCAGCAGTGGGGTTTGTGATTACCGCTGGGTCGGCTTCGGTAGACGAACCAAAAGTCAAAGCCTTGCGGTTGCCGCTGTAACCAGAAGTCACAGGCACCTCTGTCCAGCCAGCGTGGGAAGCCAGCGTGTCGCCAGCAGCAATGGTTGGTGCGGTGCCAGAAATCAAGCCCAAATACCAACCAGCGTTGTAACCAACGCCTGAGAAGAAAGAGTCGTTCATAAAGGCCAAGCCTTCGTTCACAACCAAGTTGGGCTGTGCGACTTCCCACTTGAGGTTGCCGTCTTTGTCGTGGCACTGAACGGTGAACACACCGCCGCCATGGATTTTTTCTGCGAACATTTGTTGCTCCTTATGCGATGCGGATGATTGCCGCCGTGTTGGTGGCAGCGGGGAACTGCACCGTAAAAGTTGTTGTTGAAGTCTTGTCAGCACCAAAGTCCAGCACGCAAACCGTTGGGTTTCCGCCGCCAGACTTGTAGATCAATGCGCCACGAGCAGTAAGAGCCGATGTCCATGTGACATTCTGGAAAGACAAATAAGCTGTGGCATTGCCTGTTTGGCTGCCAATCGTTGGCACCTGCGTAACTGTCAGGACTTCACCGCCTGCCGTATAGCCTGTGGCCACTGTCTCGCCATCAGTTGTGTAAGCGGTAGTGTCTGGACCAATCGAAGCTGCTCCGGTGTACAGGGCAATCTTGAACGTGTCAGTGCCAAAGTCGTAGACGCCATCAAGCATCCCAACTTTGAATGTGTTTGTTGCGCCTTGAGCAATGGTCATGAAGTTACTTTCAGTTTGGTTTGACCATCACGATAAGCATCACCGCGTTCCAGACCATCACCAAGACGTTTGGCCAAGCCAAGTGCTTCTTTGTATTTAGCTTCATAAGCAGCAGCCAAATCAGCCTCGCCCTTCATGAAGACATAAGCCTCAACCAGAGAACCATACAAAAGCACCGTGTCAAAGTTGTCACCAAGCCATGTTCGTCCATCTGCATTTAAAACAGATGCAACAGGCACAGAGAACGCTGAGACTACACCATTAACGTCAGCTATCAAAGCAGACAAGGTGTTTCCAACGGCATAGCCGGAGCCTGAGTTCGTTACGGTTACCGATGTAATAACACCACCAGAAACAACAACCGTGGCAGACGCATCAGAGCCAGACCCGCCTGTCAGTGGTACGTTTACGTACGTCCCATTGACGAAGGAAGACCCTCCAGTTACCGTGCCAAATGTAGAAATCTGGCCACGGACAATTGAAGTTGGATAGTAGTAATAGTGCAGCTCGACATCGTACGCCGCATCGGGTGTTGGGCCAAGAATGGCTGACAACTCATCGGTGATGACGGGGGACGCGTCGTTCGTGGTCGTTGGACCAAACAGGGCGTAGTATTTTGGGATGGCTGTATCTGTCGGGTTTGGATATGCCTGACGGATGAAGTTGACATCCTTGTTTAGCAGATACTCGTATGCGCCTGTTGCATCAATGACGGCCAGAGAGTATGTTGACAAGAAGTCACCGGGCAAAGACAAGTATTTGTTGTTTGCCGTTAGCACGCCTGTGACGTTCTTACGCAACGAAGGGAACTGCACCGAGTTGTAGATGCGCTGTTCCGCCTGCTTGATGATGGTGTTGATCTGCGTCTCAGTGGACACAGGCGTGCCATCAGCCAAGTAGGTATCCGGAAATTGGTTTTCCGTATAGGACTGAATCGAAGCGTAGAGTTCGTCGTAGGTCATGTTTTAAGCCATTGGGCCGCGAGCCATCAAGCCTTTTGTTGCTGCGCCAGTGCCGCGAATTTTAATGCCAGAAGTTTTGACATCATCAGCACCGGGGTCGCCAGCACTCACGCGCATTGCAGGTGTGTATGGGTTAACTTGCTTGGCAGACAAAGTGTTTGGGTCTTTGACTTTGGCAGCCTTAACAGGGCCACCTTTCATTGTGTGAGGTTTTGCGTAGACGCTGGCATCACCAACTTCTTTTCCCATCATTTTTTTGCTGAATTTAGCCATGATTAGCCTCGCTTTTGGTTTGCAACTTTAGCCATGCCACGACCGAGTTTCATCATCTCGTCGTTGGTCTTACCGCCTTTGGCAGTACCTTTACCAAATTTGCCTTTTTGGGCTGCTGCTGTAGGGCCGCTATCGCCAAGGTTTTTGCCTTCGGTCTTACCTGATTTGGTAACGCCATCTGCTGCTTTTTTAAATGTCATGCTCAACTCCTGTTAGAACCCAAACTTCCGGGTTCGATTTCAAGTTACTGTAACTTGTACTGTACCAATTTCCACCAACAAAGCCAAGTTATTTGGCGTCAATTCGGCATCAAAAAAGCTAGAACCACCAACAGGGTTCCAGCCCCATTGTATGTTCCTGCTGCCTTCTGATTGATAGCCTGCTCCAAGCTCGTCTGTGCCACCTGTGAGGCTCACTTGCAAGCCTGTTGTACCTGATGCCACATAACTGGTATCTGGACGTGGGTCGCGCACCGCTTGCGGGTCGTTCACAGGATACATGCCGATTTGCAGCTGTGGCTGATCTGGCTCCCAGCACTCTGGGCACACCTTGATACTGACCTCTTTGGTCTTGATTGTCAGCTTGCGCAGCTCTTTGAGCTTGTAGCGTTGACCGCAGCGATCGCACTCGGCAATCGAATATTTTCCTGATGCAAAGCGATTTGCCATTTACATCACCAGTTATGCGTAGAACATGTTGCGTGGAACATAGCGGTCCGCAGCCTTGTCGCGGTCTTCTGTCGATGCCAACAGCCATTGTTCTTCGTATTCAGCCTTGAGCCAGCTCATACGGCCTTCTGCACCCGGCAGCTTCTGAGCAAGGTAGAAAGCCAAGCCAGCCACCATGCAGTTCAGCAAACGGAACGGAATGTCTTGGATGTTCACACCGCCACCAGCATCTTGGATGCGGCGCATACGGTAATACACAAATGTGTACTGGTCGCCGGGCGCACTTGGTGTTGGGTAGACGTTGATTGCAGACAGGTTGGCCACAGAGATTGCATCGCCTGCCGTATGCGCCCCAGCAGTTGTGTTGTTCTGGCCACGGAAGCAGTTCAAAAGCTGGTTGCCAGACACGTTTTGATACGCAATTGTCTCGGTCAATCCACCAGTTGTGATGTTGATGAAGCCAGCGGACGCTAGAACGCTTGCATCTGAAACTGTGATCGTGGTATCGGTGCTGGTAATTGTGGCTGCCAGAGTGGCTGTAGTCGTGTTTGTGAGACCTGTTTGGCGGTTAATCCACACCTGAACTGGACGGCCGGTGGCATTCTTGTTTGGAATGCTCATGTACGTTGGCTCAGAGATGCGGGTAACAGTCACATCGCTCTGTGTTTCGCCAGAACCTGTACGAGTCACAGTGTCCAGCAAGTCGATGGTGTCAGATGGAATGGCGTAGATGGCTTGGCCGGTGTTCATCACGATCTGGCCCTGCTCAATCGTCCACAGGTTGATGCCACGGTTGGCCCATTCAATCGTCAAAAGGTTCAACGAACGACGGGCTGTACGCATCTCATATCCGGTGCGCAGCTCTTGACCGCAACGCTCGAAGGCGTCTTCAATCAGCTCGGACAAGTCCAAGTTGAATACTGTTTTACCGGATGTGACTGCCATGATTAACCTTTCGCTGCGCGCATATTGTCAACCAAATTTGGGTATGGACGACCTGCTTTTTTTGCGGCAGCTTTTGCTGATGATTTCTTTGCAGAACTCAATTTCTTTGGAGCGCCCAATTTGCTTGGACGTGGCTTAGACCAGACCTCACCGCCCTTTGCGTACTCAGTGAAGTCTGTGTCATCACGTCGAGCCTTCTTGACACCCTTGGGCATCTTAGAGTCTGCGACGGCACCCATACCACGGCTGGCCAACATTACAGCACCTTACCGCGTGTTTTGCCTTTGGTGGCGCAACCATCAGCACGGCTAGATGCAGAGCTAACTTTGCCGCCTTTGGCATACTTCTGTTCTGGGCGCTCTTTGGCGTACATGTCAAAGTCTTGCTGCTCACGCACCGCTTTTTCAGTCGCTCCCATCATGGCTTTATTCATGTCAGCCTGCTTAGCTGTTGGGCCGCCTTGTTTGCCGCGACCTGCATTTGGAGTTTCAGACATCATTGCGCCTTCAATAGTGTTTTTCTTGCCGCTTGGAGACGTGCTGATTAAATAGTCATCAGAGACGTATGTTGCTGCGTAATTGGGTTTTTTTGTTGCCATGATTACACCATCCGTCCTTTTGTTTTGCCTTTAGTAGCCATACCGTCTGCGCGGCGTGAAGCGACAGAGCCGCCTTTTTTCATACC